GCAGTTTCGTTTTCTTACAGAATGCAATCAGATCTCGTAGGGCATCCTTCTTTGTAGCGTGTGGTTTACTTGGGCCACAATCCAAATCCAAGAAAAAACATTTTAACTGTTTAGAGAACACTGCTTTTCTAGTGTCCTCTTTTTCAAAATTACTCAGAGCGAAGTATGTATCCCACCCCTCTGCATCTGCTCGTTTAGCGGCATCTGCTAACTCGTCAATATCTCTAAAAGATTTCTGCCGGTGTGTTTTTAATTCTCTACTGCGGCAAAAAAGTACATAGAAACCTTGGTCGGGCAGCATACGCCGTAAAAAAATCCGTGTATCCATACCATGCACCTAATAAAAGTCACTACGGCAGGGGGCAGGAAACATTATGGAAAAAACCGCCCCTCTTCGGCCCGTGTCAAACCTAGCCGTAGTGAAACTCGTTAATTAATCTTCGTCGTCATCCCACTTTTCAATCAACGAGCTAAGGTCGTCAGAGTCTTCTTTAGGTGCGGCAGTAGACTTCTTAACGGCCTTCTTTTTTGGTTCCTCTACAGGTTCTTCAATCTCTGCAAAGGGATCTTCTTCGTCATCAGCAGCATCAGACACAGCCTCTGACTCGTTATCAAACGACTCGAAAGGGTTTGTACTGTCTGACACAAAACCATCTGCCACCGCTTCAAACGGAGATGTGGTTTTCATTGGCACATACTTTATAACTTGTACACCATTCAAACGTAAACTAACCCCTGTTTGGCTTTTCGATATGCTGTAAGGTACAAAAGTCACAGCAATATTGCATATGCTGCCAGTAGTAAGTTTAAAATCATCATCTAGTGTTTTGTTCTGAGAGTCATACTGTGGCGGCTTACGTGTAGGTTCACCATTGTATGCACCAGCAAGTTTGGCCTTTCCTTTAAACAAACCGTCATCCTGTTCTTTAAAAGGTATAGGAAACTTGTCAGGCCAACCTTTTTTCTTGTTTTCATCATAGTATGCCTTCATCTGTTTCATTAATTTCCCAGCTTCAGCTTTGGGAATCTTAAAATTAAGGCTGTACTCTGCATTGTCATCAGTAGCCTTGCATGGCACAGATGTATTAGCGGCATCACTCCAAGCGTATGTTCTATCAATCCGTGGGTACATGACTTCCGCTTTTGGGATTACATATTTTTGTAACTCTTCAGACATTCTTACTTATCTCCATTATTAAAAACAAAACCTTCGGTCACAGAAAAAGGTGACTTGTTAACCGCTGGTAGCCTAAAAGTGATCGCTTCTAAACTGTCTTGATGGTCTATCATCTGTCTTGCGACAACTAACTCCTCTTCCTCTAACGCTCTTTCCGCAGCGAAACAAAGTTTCGGCATTACATATGTATTGTCGAAAAATATACGAGTCACAACCGCAAAAGACGATGTGCCGTGTTTCGCCAAAAATTGAGAATAAGCACCCAACGACATTCTGTTGTTGTTCGCTTTCCCAAAAATAGAAGCCGCTGGAACCTGTAACCTATAAACAGTTTTTAGGTCATCCATAGGGACGACTGCTAGATACTGAAAATACCTACAAGCCCTACCGCTTCCCCCTCGTGCTGAACCCCGAATGTTCTGGGTGCAGTTTAAACATACCGCACTCTGCTTTTCGGATTCAACAACCTCTGGAGCCGGATACCTCGTATCCAAAGACCAACAAGTAGGCAACCTGTTAGCATCCGGTACGAAGTCTCCAGCATAGTACACTCTCGCAACACTTGCTGCGTTGACAATAACAACATATAACTCGTCTTGAGTTTGTCCGTTGTCAATGCCGCTAAAAACACCATCGCGAATCCTTATGGTTCGTCGAATAGTAATGTGCTGGTCCTCTTTTCCAAACCCTCAAAAGGATCATCGTCGTCTTTCGAGTTCAAATCCCTGTGATTCAGCAGCGCAGCCGCCACTGCATCGGGGGAAAACCTAAAAGTTTTACCGACTTTTACATAACACTTTTGAGGTATTACACCCTCTCGCACCCACTTTCTAAAAGTAGATAACGACACGTTGTATTGTTTCGCAACCGTTTCTATAGGCACAAACGTAGCCATAGAAATAGTTGAGTCCTTCCTTCCATCGTTCATTTTCGAGGTTTCCTAATGCTAATCGTATACTGACTATCAGCATTCAAACCTTTTGGTAACAACTCAGGCTGCTCTTCTATCAACGTCTTCAAGTTACCTTGATGTAGACGTTTCTCCAGAATATCAGGGACACCATGCTCTTTTATAAAGGCATAGATAGAATCCCAATCGCTAGTCCAATACTTGGTTTTTACCTGACGGTAGAAAGTACCAAATTTAGTTTTGATACTGTCTGTACCTGTGGTCTGTAGATGATCGAGCAGAATACTTTTAATCTTGTCAGCTTCTTCAGCTAACTTAGAATCAACTTCATTGAAAGCTTTCGCTTTCTCTTCTCTCGTATCCCGTATCTTTAGATATATTTTCGTAAGTTTAGCTACGTCTATTGCATCAGCCATCAGAATCTCCATAACTGAGGCGTTCAGTATCGTGCTTTTTCGTTAGCTATGCAAGTATTTCTTTATATAAATCGATTATTTTTGTGTGGGCATCTAGTTTATTATCGAGAAGTGCGTAAATGCGCTTTTCTATGTGACTTCCTTGCAGTTGAATGACTGTGCATTTACTAGTCTGTCCAGCCCTGTGAATCCTAGCGTTAGCCTGTTCATAGGTTTCGACGGAGCTTGTTGGCCCCCACCAGACTATTGTATCCGCAGCAGTCAATGTGACACCGTGTGCAGCAGCCTTCGGTTGGATAACTAGCACTCTGGGTTCGGGTGTTTCTTGGAACCGTTGAAAGATTTCTGTTCTTTTTGTTGGCGGTACGTCACCACGAATTATTTCTGTAGGAATATTGTCTTTGCATAACTTGTCAACAAGTACATCTATAACGTTCTTAAACGGCACAAACACCAAGACTTTCTTACTAGATTCGTTAATCACTTCGGACAGCACGTTGTAGCGGTGCTTTATATCAAACTCTAAAGAGTCGCCATCATCTGTGTATACCGCTCCAGCAGATATCTGGAGTAGTTTATTCATATTGACAGCAGCGTTAGCCGCAGAAACTTGTTCTCCAGCGGCTTGGGTCACCATTTTATCTCTAAGTTCTTTGTAATATTTGTTTTGCTGGCGCGTTAACTCTACTTGACGCTTGGTGTATATGATATCAGGCAGATCTAAACACTCTTTTTTGGTGAACCTGATCGCTGGTTGTAACGATTTATACACAATGTCTGTCGCTTCGGGCCTAGCAACCCACTTAAAATTAGATATTTTTAACATGACCAGATCGCGGAATGCTCCAAAGAATCTAGGCACACCTTGAGGGTTAACCAGTTTTGCTAAACCGAAAGCATCAACAGGGCTTTGTGCAGCCGGTGTACCTGTCATCATCCATAACCATGTAGCACTTGTTATCAGATTGTTTAATACCTTCCACCGTTTCGTCTGCACGTTCTTATAATGTGTGGCCTCGTCAACAATGATTAGATCAAAACCACCGTTGGCTATCTCATCAGCGACAATTTCTACACCATCGTAATTTATGATTACAAATTCAGAGTCACCTTTTATTATGTCTCTGCGTTTGTTCGCGCTACCGTAGGCAATATCTACAGATCGGTGCATAGCAAATGTAAACAAGTCCTCACGCCATGCCGAGTCCATGATAGATAGAGGGCAGATCACCAACACGCGTTTGATGAGGTTCTGACGCATCATATAATCAGCGGCCCAGATTGCGCTGGCAGTCTTACCAGTGCCTTGTTCGTTAAAACAGAACGCTCTCCTGTTCAATGTCAGAAAGGATGCGGTTGTTTTTTGATGTTCAAACGGTGCGTACTTACCTGTCCACTTATAGTTTTTCTCTATCGGTGAAGGTGCTTTTATATTTAAATTTTTTAATACGTGTGCTTCTTCGATGCCCCAGTTCACCAGCACTTTATTATCTGGTAACAAGTTACTCTTGGGTATAATACTGGTCACCCGTCCGGGGTTACGTAACCGTAGAAGCAATGCTTTGTTATCTACAACTTTCATACAAACAGCAGCCTACCACCCTGCTCTTTAACTTTACGTTTAGCTCGGGCCACATCTAACTCGTTTAGATCAGCCACCGATTTCTTACATATCTCAGTAACGATAAACATTTCTAGCGCATACGCCGCAAACTGCCCTGCACTATCAAACTCATCTGCTTTCTTGAGTTCCACACTTGTCTCCTAAAAAACCCGCCTTCGACCACCCTGACGGGAAAGGGCTTAGCTGACCTCTACCTGCAAGACTTGAGCAAAAAGGTATTGGCCTCGGTCAAAAAAGTCCCGCCTTCGACCAACGCGGACGGGAACGCGCTAACCCAGAACCTTGCCACAAAGGAGAAAGAACAAAGGACAAGGGCTGCTGGTCTATTCGTATTAGTCGATGCAATTCACCGTATGAAACCCCACCATGAGAGAGGCGTGCGGCGGTACTTCATCACATCTATTCTTTATCCCCGTAATAAGGAGATGGAACGGTCGGACGCTAATACTCGCCCGACAGCTATACCCGCACTACTCATTCTTAGTCTACTTCAACCATGAACGTAGTCTCTGAGATCTTACGTCCTATGCCATCCATAGAGTATCCTTCTGGTGCAACCGCCAAGACTGCGATCTTGGTCTGCAACCAATTTGGCATATCTTTGACGCTACGGTACACCTCTTGTACATTTGAGTCAACACATCCTACACCAATACACTGTACTTTTATTACCTCATCAGTCGAGACAAGGTATGAAGTATGGTTTGGTTGCATAACGTGTTTAGCCAGAGCGCTGTTTAGTCTTAGCTTTTCAGTGTGTTCCACACTAGATTTCTTAGTAAACACACAGCACCTCATCGTTCAGCCGCACGCCGACATCAGGTGTAAACCTACCCTCTTCGACGACAAACAGAACCGCTAGCTTGCTAAGTATTTCTGGAGGAAGTGCCTCCTTTACAGGGTACTCAGTAAAATCAACCTCAAGGTTATGTTTAATGGGATACGATGCGCCGTTGATGGCTACGCAGTTCATGGGATCAAACGGCGTTGTGACCTTGATCTTGCCGTGCTCCATGATAATAATCCGCATGGTGTGCTGTTTCTCCTCCATCAGCTTAATATCTTTATGGTACTCCGCCCACTCCTTGATGCTCGCTTTGAGTTCAGCATCCTTGAATATGTAGTTGGAGTTCACAAGATTCAAAAGCTCGTCCATAAACTTAGGTGAATTACGTAACTCGTAGTCACCACGGACGAGAAACTTATCAGTAGCTGCACGCCTCTTCGTAACTCTATCGTCCTTCAAATTGTTATGTGCGTCCCGAACATCATTCACGTAATGACGTGCTATTTCCAACACACTCACAGGTGTGAAGTAAGTTCTCGCTGCTTTAGCTGCTACGTCTAAGTTCTTACTCAACCGCATAGTGTATTGCCTACTACGTCCTTTGTAACGCCCGTTACGGATATGCCTAGCACCCACCATAAAGCGATCAGGTTTATCTGCTTCGGAGTAGTCAAAGAAGTTACCGTAACCAATGATCCCACGGATGAAGTGCTCGTCAGGCTTGTAGACCGCAAAAGTCTGATAGTCATACTTAGCCACCGAAAGCCCCATGTCCTCCACCACACTCACCATATTTCTCCACTCGATAGGCTCTCCGCCCCCAGTAAACCCATCCTCTACTAATTCCGACACGCGATGAAAATATCTATTGATGCTCATAATTAGTTCCCTTTGTAAACAGTAGTTGTAGTTACCAGACCGCACACTCGGTTGGCCCAGTTGTTAAAGTGCGCACGGCACTTACGCAGATCTTCGATGTCTGCTGCGTTCTTTAAGTCCGACTCGCTTAGGTAAAACACCAGCAACGGAAGCGCTGCTTCGTGCTTAACATCTTTGAGCACTTCTATGGTTTCCTCTGAATGAAAATGCACATTAGAGTGCCAATGCGCAGAGCCGATCAGGTTGTACTTATTCAGTATCTCCAACTGTTTACCGACATACTGATAGTCAAACGTCGGTAGCAGCGGTGCGTAGGCACAAGCCCACTCCCAGAATGTATCTAAATATGGTTTCAGTTTGGCCTTAGCTTCTTTATCCACACGGGTCTGCTTCACAGGCTCGGCTAGTGGCTCACTTATAAGTTGCCATACACGATCACCCACACACTGAAACACTAGAAACGCCTCGTCATCTTCGGCCTCATACTTACTAACGGTGTGGTAGGCATACCGCATTCCGTTTTGAAGCAACCAATCCATATTTGCTTTAACTGTAGGCCCACACGTAACAGACTTGGGGAGGTAGTGCCGCTTGAGCATTCCATCCTTACCCCTAGCAGATACATACTGCTTGCCCTTTTCCACTACAAAGTTAAGACCTCTAGGTAGAAACTCTGTAAGGAAGTAGTACCGCCCAGTATGCGCATGGTCTAGTCCAGTGCCATTACGCACCTTCAAGAACGACTCACCTTCCGCGTTTCTGAACCACACTATCGGCGCGAGCATTATCTGCTCATCTATGGTTGGGTTGGATACACCCCCCGCCCACTCACGGCCAAACACGTCATCACCGTAACCGTAGCTGTCTATAAACAGGTACATGTCATCGCTCACCTTCTTGATGCGCTCCCACTTCCTATACCGCTTACCTATCGGTCGAACGTCCTGCTCGACTGTGTGGTTCTTGCTTATCACAGGCTTAGTGCTGTGATACTTCTCTGCTACTTGATCGAATGTATGCATTAGATTCTCCTTAAGTTTTTAGTGTGGTTCACACTAGATCTGAAGTTCTGATGTGCAGCATCTTGCCGCAGTCGGGTACTGCGCGTGGGTTGTCTTGAATGCACCATAAGACAGGACAGCTCCACTCGCCCCAATCGCCACCCAAGTACCCATCGGTCAACACGATCACTGCTTGCGCGTCGATCTTGTTTTCTTTGATGTGCTCCACCACACAGTTGATATTGGTGCCACCACCGCCCACCGGCTTGGTAGCTTTTACTAGGTTGTCATAGTCACCCTGCTCGTAAACTTCTTCACGCTCAAGGTAGCTACCCCAGTACAGTATGCGTACACGTTCTGGCGCTACCGTCTCGACCACATCCACCACCTCAGTCATAAAGCCTGTAAGCTCTCTGCTGTTGAAGCATGATCCAGACGTATCGACAGCGAACACAAGTTCCTCGACTGTCTCGCTGATGCCGCTTGGTAAGTACATACCCGCATGCATATATCTGCGGTTGGGTCTGTTGTACGTTGAGTAGTCATTGCCGCTGCACGTTGCGGTGACAAACTCTCGCAGTACGTCAAGCCAATAGATCTGCGGCTTCAACAAATCCTCCAAATTGATACCATGCCCACCTTTGCCAGAGCCACGCATCTTGTTCGCAGCCAGCACACCCTGCCGTATGCCTTGGTCGATCTGTCTGTCTAGCTCCTTTTTCTCTTCATCGGTAAGCTGCTGCGCACCCTCCCAATCGTGGTCATCGAAACCTACAGGTGTGTTGTCGTTACCCGTGGGGTTAGAACACCCTTGTTGGGAAGTCCCTGCTTGAGTACCTACACCCGATGTACCTTGTCCACCTCCTCCGGGCACTTCAGGAAGTTCGGGTTGTTCGGACTGCTCGTTAAGAAGTATGTTGAACACCTGTGCTGAGTCCATACCACGGAACCGCTCGTCCACCAGACCTTCATAGTCACCCGATGGCATAACGGCAAACCCGTCATCGCTGTTCTCATCATTCAGTTCTAGGTTGATAACGTAGTCACACGCTGCGTTCGCTAGATTGTGGTTGATGTCGTTCAAGTGCTTCCACGTTTTCAAGTGTCGATACAGCTTGTGCCGTACTTCGTGCAAGATTACGTACCGTAGCTCTGCATCCGACAGTGCGTCGATCATCTCGCGGCCATACCGCTCGTCGCGCCCGTTGGTACACGCTGTAGGTATGGTGTCATCCACACTACGTTCGCCGATCAACAGCACTCCAGAGAGCGCTGCGTATTTCGGATTTGAAAAGATCTTAACGACGTTCTTCTCTAGTCGTTGTTCTGCCGTCACTGCTCCAAACATATAGTTCTCCTACTTCTTGTCTGCTGTGAACATGTAGTTGTTTTCGATGGCCCACTGCCCAAACTTGCCGTTGCGGACAATCTCAGTGTGGAATTTGTAGTCGGGGTTCATAGCGCCCTGCACAAACATAGCCTGTGCCTCTTTGCTGAGTCGCCCCATGTACTCCATCCAAGGGTTGATTAGCTCACGCTCCATCGCACCCAACACCTTGAACACCGTCATACACACCGCGCTCGCACCGTCTGGCACCTTGGCACCCGCTGGGTCTTGCTTGATGGATTCGATGGATGGCAGTTGGTTTGCCATAGTCACAAACGCCATAAGATCCAAAGCGCCACGCGCACCGATGGCACCGATCAACGCTGCGTGCAGTGCGTGCTCGCTCATGTTGACGCCCTTGGTCAGTATCTTGGACGCTGTGTGCAACGACCTTGGTGTGATAAACGCCGCACGATCTTCGCGTGGGTGGAAGATGTACGGGTTATCCGATGGGTCTTTAATTTCTTCAAAGCCTTGGAAGATCTGTGGGTACTCCTTGGCGAAACCCATAACGCTAGGATTTAGTTCGTTCGGGATCGCAAAGTCCACCAGCCACTCTTCTGCCGTTGGCTTGCGTGCCAACAGAGTAGACACACGGTTGCGTTGGTGTGGTTCTAGCTTGTCGCCCACGTTCTCTGCACCAAGGTTGGTTGTCGCAAACACGATTGAGTCAGGGTGTAACTCGTAGCTGCCTATCTTCCGTTCTAAGATCACACGTAGCAGGGAGTTCTTAACAGCCTTGTTCGCTTTGCCGTACTCATCGAGCATCAGGACGATGGGCTTGTTGACGTGCATACCCAGTTCCTCGTTGGTCAGGTACGTCACGTAGCCTGTGCCATCGTCCATCTTGGCGATGTTCGGTATGGTGATGTCACCCAAGTCCTTGGTCGTACAGTCGAAGTAGCAACCCAAGTGTGTTGCGCCTAACTTCTTAATAAGCATCTTAAGAAGCTCTGACTTGCCGGTGCCCATGTGCCCTTGGATAAGATAGGTCACGTCTGTGCCTGTATCCATCAGGGTATCTACAATGTCGTTCAAGCCGACTGCGTACATTTGTTCTGCTGAGTTCATTTGGTTCTCCTTGTTTCAGCTATTGGTCTAGTGACGGAAGCGCAGACAACACTTCGTCAATTTGTTGTTTAGTTGTCACTCGCAAACTCTCGTTTGTCTTGAGCATGTCTGCTGTAAGGGTGCGCCCTTGTAGGGCTTCGTTTAGTTGCCGCCTAACTTCTCGCATGGTGTTGTCACCACCGAAGTTGAACCGCTCCAGCACGTCGATCATGTCCACCACATTGTTCAACACTGGATCGCCCCACTTCTTGTAGTTGGGATTTTTAGTACTACTTACACCGGAATATGCCAACCTCTCAGATAGCGTAACCAGCTTACCCGTTAGTTCACCCATGATGGTCTTTGAGAACCCTTGCATCAGCTTGGTGTGCTGCTTCTTGTAGAAGTCACTGATAACCTCATGGCCCTCGTCCACCACGTCGGTGCGCCAGTCGGGTGTGATCTGCTGGATCTCAAAGTCAATGTAGAACATCTTACGAAGCTCATCCTTGGGCGGGTAATCGTCAGGGTTGAACAGACTGTCCACGCTACCCTGTAGCCGTACCTGTTCATCAACTACTGCATCATCGTAATCGACCCACACAAACTGATCTGCTGCACGTTCAAAGTCGTTCTTGATCGCAGTCATGGTTGTGATGAACGATGGTATGTCTTGGTTGGGCATTGCACCCCCACCTTTGACCCACGGTTTAGTTGCACGATAGTACGTGTTACGCGCTAGGCCACTGAGTCGCTTGGCTTCCAGAAAGGATTTGCAGTGAGGCAGTAGTATCTTACCGCCGAACACACCTTCGGTAGCCAGACCGTTGGCTTGCCTGATCTGGGCTGTGGCTTTGAGGTCACGTCGTTGGTTGTTCCACACACCTGTATGAAAGGTTACGACTGCTGCCGCTTCACGCATGGTGGGCGCACTGACTGTCGAGGACTGTATGTCCTGTAATTCAGTGTAATCCACACTAACTTCTTCTTGGGCAAACGGGAATACCGTCTGCTCTTCTTCGATACGCGCAAGCGCTTTAAGATCGTCAATGATCTCCTGCTCGCTACGCTCTATGTGGATCTTCTCCAACTCTTCATGCTCGTCCATTGCTGGCTCCTCAGTTATTAAGTTTCCAAACTCAGTAATCATTTGCGGTTCTCCAATCTGCAAAGAAAGTGAACGACTGCGAACATCACAGTCGCAATAAAACACACCCAGAAGGTTGCTGCGTGTGTACGGCTTACAGGCACGGCGATGTCCTC